AAGCCCTCGAAAGAGCGATCGCACGAGCGGATCGATGGCGTCGTCGCCCTGATTATGGCGGTCGATTGTGTCAATCGTCTCGCCGCGGTCAAACCGCCCGCCTTTCTGATGACGGTCGTTTGATGGACACGCCCGCCCGCCCCGTCGAATCGTTTACCGAGGCGCAGCTCGTCGAGGCGGCGAACATCCTGTACGAGCGGGTCGCGGTCGCCTGCGACTGCTTCCCCTGCAAGCAGGATCGGATGTTCGCCGACATGCTCGTCTATGCCTCGAGGCTCGTGCACGTCTCGACGCCCGAGGAGGTCTGCGCCATGGGCTATCACGAGACGGATAACGGGGTCTGCAAGGTCTGCGGGCAGGCGTTCACCGACGAGGAGATCGCCGAGCTCGACCGGAAGGCGGGCTTATGACCGCCCCGGGTCGCCCTCGAGGTCGCCCGCGGGTCGCCGACGAGACGGGCTCGGTCAACGTCCATCTCCGCCTACCGGGCAAATCGTTTGACCGCTCGCAGAAGCGAGCCGCCCTCGACCGTCTCACCCTGGCCGAGTGGCTACGGATGGTCGTCGACCGAGCGAGCCGCCAGAAGTAGCTAGGGCCCTGTCGCCAATAATCGCCGCCAAGCGACGGTACCGCCAGGCTGTAGGCCGTGGAACGGGCCTATTCGCTACTGACCGTCAAAGCGCTCGACCCGGCCTCTCGGAGAATCTACGGTATTGCGTCGACGCCCGAGGTCGACCGCCAGGGCGATAGCCTCGACCCGAGCGGCGTGACCTACCGCAACCCGATCCCGCTGCTGCTCCATCACGACCAGAAGAATCCGATCGGGACCGCGACGCTCACGTCGGGCCCGAGCGGGATCACGTTTGACGCCGAGCTCGCGACGGTCGCCGAGCCTGGCCCGTTCAAGACCCTGACCGATGGGACGTGGCAGATGCTCACCGCGGGCGTCCTGCGCGGGGCCTCGATCGGGTATCGCATCCTCGAGGGCGGCGTCAAACAGCTCTCGCCTTCCACGCGACGCATTCTCAAATCAGAGATATGCGAGCTCTCGCTCGTCACGGTGCCCGCGCATCAATCCGCGACGATCGCCCTCGTCAAATCGCTCGACCTTCAGACTAAGGATGCCCCTATGACCCCGACCGCCGCCGAACGGATTACCGCGCTCGAGACCAAACGCAATGCCCTCGCCGCGCTTATGGGCGGGATCATGGACGCCGCCCCGGCGGGCGAATCGCTCGAGCCCGAGGCCGCGGCGAAGTACGACGGGCTCGCGACCGAGGTGAAGAGCCTCGACGCCGACGTCGAACGATGGAAGGCGCACGAGACCGCCATGCGCACGAAAGCGAGCGAGGTCTGTGCCCCGGCGCGGTCGAGCTTTCTGGTCGTCAACGAGACGGTCGAGCCCGGGATCAAGCTCGCCCGGTACGTGATTGCGAAGATGGCGGCGAAGTACGACAGCGTGAATGCCGAGACGTACGCCGAGCGCCGATGGGGCCCGCGGAACGACGTCACGCTCGCGCTGAAGGCCGCGGTCGCCGCAGGCTCGACGACCGATGCGACGTGGGCAAAGCCGCTCGTCAATAACTCGATCTCCTCGGATTTCATCCCGCTCCTGACCGCGGCGACGATCGTCGGCAAGATTCCCGGGCTGTATAACGTCCCGTTCAACGTCTCGATCCCGTCTCAGACCGCGGACGGGACCGCGAATTGGGTCGGGGAATTGAAGCCGAAGCCCGTCACGTCGCTCGCGTTCGCGATGGAAAACCTGACGTGGGCGGAGGTCGCGAGCATTGTCGTGCTCTCGCAGGAGCTTATCCGCTTCTCGAATCCGAAGGCCGAGGCGATCGTGCGCGATCGCATGGTCAAGTACATCGCGAAGTTTATCGATCAACAGTTCACCGATCCCGCGGTCGCGGCGGTCGCGGGCGTCAATCCCGCGAGCATCACGAACGGGGCCCCGACCGCGGCGGCGACCGCGAGCCCGCTCGCCGATATCCTCGGCCTCGTCAATCACTTCGCCGCGAACAACATCTCGGTCGAGGGCCTGACCTTTCTCCTCAACCCGACCAACGCGCTCGCGCTCTCCTTCCGCACGCAGGCGGACGGCTCGCCGCAATTCCCCGGCATCGGCGTCAACGGCGGGACGTGGCGCGGGATGACGTTTATCGTCTCGAGCATCGTCTCGACGAACGTCATCGCCTTGCAGCCGAGCTACATCTTGTACGCCGACGATGGCGGCGTGACGATCGATGCCTCGACGGATGCGTCGCTGCAAATGGATTCGGCTCCGATGAGCCCGGTCGACGCGACGACGGTCTATGCGTCCATGTTCCAAATGAACGCGGTCGCGCTGAGAGCCGAGCGGTACATCAATTGGAAGCGGCTCGGAACCAATACCGTCAAGTACCTGACCGCGGCCAATTGGCCGAGTCCGACCGGGCTCACGCTGAGCGCGCAGGCCGCAAGCGACGACGACGCTCCGGCATCCAAGAAGCGGTAACGCATGGGGCTCGTCGCGACGATCCGCGAATCGCTCCGCTCGGTCTTTGCACCGGGCGGGGCGTCGCCCTCGGCCTGGTCGCCGATCGTGCGCGAGCCCTATACGGGGGCCTGGCAGCTCAACGATTCGCTGACGCTTGAGACCGCCCTCGCGAATCCGGTCGTGTTTCGCTGCGTCAGTCTGATTGCGTCCGACGTGGGCAAGCTCCCGCTCCGGCTCGTCGCCATGGACGCCGACGGCATCTGGATTGAGACGACCTCGCCCGCTTTCTCGCCCGTGCTGCGGTCGCCGAATCGGTACCAGACGCCGCAACAGTTTCTCGAATCGTGGATGTACTCCAAGCTGCTGCACGGCAATACGTACATCCTCAAAGACCGCGACGCGCGGAACGTGGTCATCGGGCTCTATGTGCTCGACCCGGCGAAGGTCAAAGTTCTAACCGCCCCGGATGGCTCGGTCTATTACGAGCTGCAAGCGCACGAGCTCGCGGGCGTCGCCGAGGGCCCGCTCGTCGCCCCGGCGGCAGAGATTATTCACGACCGCTGGAATTGTCTGTATCACCCGCTCGTCGGCATCTCGCCGCTCTATGCCTGCGGCGGGGCGGCTCGGCAGGGGCTCGAGATGCAAGCGGCGTCGACGGGCTTCTTCTCGGCAGGCGGTCGCCCGTCCGGGATGCTCGTGCCTCCCGTCGAGATCGATCAAAAGACCGTCGATCGGCTCTCGGCGATCTGGCACGGGCTCGGGCCAGGCCGAACGGCGATCCTCGGGACCGCCATGAAATACGAGCCCGTGAGTACGACGGCCTCCGACGCGCAGCTCGTCGAACAGATGGCCTGGACGTCGAAAGCGATCGCGGGCTGCTTCGGTGTCCCGATCTCCATGGTCGACAGCTCGCAACAGCCGCCCTACGCCGCCCACGAGGCGTCGACCTTGCAGTATCACTCCCAGTGCCTACAAACGCATCTCACGGCGATCGAGTCCGCGCTCGACGCCGGGCTCGAGCTGCCGAGCCCGTACGGGACCGAGTTCGACCTCGACGATCTAATCTGGCTCGACGTCGCGAGCAAGACGAAAGCGGCGCACGAAGCGATCGCCGCGGGAGCGATGAGCCCGAACGAAGCGAGAAGAAAATACTTTGGATTGGGCCCGGTCGCGGGCGGCGATTCGCCCTTCCTGCAAGCGCAGTACTACAGCCTCGAGGCCCTGGCGGCTCGTGAGCTCGCCCCGAGCCCGAGCCCGACGCCGACACCCGAGCCGAGCCCGCAACCCGAGCCCGAGCCCGAGGAGGTCGCGTAATGGCGCTCGACTATTCGCGGGTCACGCTCGCGGGCCCGCTCTGGACGGTCGCCGAGGCAAAAGCCCTGGCGCTCAATATCACCGACGCTGCGCATGATGAGGTCGTCGCCCAAAAGCTCGAGACCGCGCAAGAGCAAATCTTGGCGTACCTCGGGCCTGCCGCCGATGAGACCTGGACGCCGACAACCGCCCCGAAGGCCGTCAAGAATGCGATCCTGCTCCTGACCGTCCATTACTACGAGCATCGCGGCGATGACCTCGGCCCGAGCCGCCCGACCGTGGCGGTCATATGGAACGAGCTCCGCGAAGCCTTGAAAAGCTATCGCGATCCGGCGATGGGCTAAGCGATGGGCATCGGCGAATATCGGCATCTCGTCGCCCTCGAGGCTCCCGCCGAGCCCGAGACGTGGGCGTGCTCGGTCTCGAGCGCGTCGACGTCGGTCGTCGACGGCCAGGTCGGGTACTTCCTGCGCGGGCGGTACCACCCCGGCATCACGACCGAAACCAAAGTGTTATTTGAGGGCCGCACGTTACAGGTGCAAGCCATCACGGACGTTGACGAGCGGCACGTCTCTTTGCAGGTCTTTGCGGTCGAGGTGATCGCCCGTGCCCGCTGAGCTGAAGATCAACGGACTGAAAGAGCTCGTCGAGGCGCTGAAGAAGCTCCCCGCTGAGCTCGTGACCGAGGCGGGCCCGATCGTCGCCGCGCAAGCCGACGAGATGGCGCATCACGTCCGCGCTTATTACGCCGCGCATCGTAAGACCGGGAACCTCGAGGCCCATCTCAACGTGACGACCGAGATCGATGCCGTCTCGGCGACCGCCCGGGTCAAAAATACCGCCTTCCACGCGAAGCTGTTCGAGCGCGGAACCGGGCTGCGCAGCTACAACGGCGCGAGCCGCGGGTCGATGCCGAAGGCCGATGACTTTATTCCGATCGCGATCGTGCGCCGGAAGATCATGCTCGCCGCGCTCGTCGACCTCGTGCGCCGGGCGGGCCTGACC